GGGTGACTGCAATAAATAAGCAGTAAATACATTAAAAAACTTTCTCTGACCACTTGTAATCTATGACAGGCGTGTTACTTATAATTTATAGAGAGAGGGAGACAACAAATGTCTATACGCAGAATGAAATACAAAAAGAATGGCCTCGACATCCATTGCCGCGTCGAGGGTTCTGGAGAATATTCAGAGGCCATCATCCTTATCAAGCCACAGGGCGAAGATAAGTACATCGTCATTGGTAAAATCTATAAGACCAAAAACCTAAATTGGACGCACCAGAAAGGCGTGATCCAAATGGTCAAGAAGTCTTGGCACGAAGCCGCCAAAGATCTCTATGCTGCCTTCCAAGTGGAGGCAGCGTGATGCGGTTCATTCAACAAAAAAATATCGATGGCGGGGTGTACTACTCTCCCGCAACTCAAGTCTCAATCACAGAGCAAGAACTCGAATGGCTGATCGAAGGTCTGGATGCGCTCATACTCCCAGATCGGGCAAAGCGCATCAAGCGAGCATTGAGCCGGGCGCTGAATGAAATTGAAGAGGCAGCGTGATGGCACTCGCAACCTCGCACTGCCCAAATTGCAAAACCAAAATGACAACTGTGGACTCAAGACCGCACTTGCTTTACGGCTTTCCAACAATTAGACGCAGGCGGAAATGTTTGACATGCGACTTTCGTATAAGCACAGTCGAACTGCCTGTGTCGCTCACAGATGAAATATTCCAAGAGGATTGAAATGGAACAGATCGCAACACTCGAAACTCAAATCAAAGAGTTTAACAAAATGGTCGATAGATCACAGACATCAATCAACCACCTCACAACATTCTCCGCGATCTGCCAGTCGTATCCAGTAACAAGCGCAGACCTCGCAGTCAAAATGGATATCAAAAACTCAACCCTCAACAGATTGCTGCACTCGCTCGCTAAAAATAGCAGAGGCCAAACAGAAGCAGCAGAGCTGATCGAAATCGAAATGGACGCAAAAGATAAGCGCCAAAGAAATATAAACCTAACACCCAAAGGCAAAAGCCTCATGGATAAAATGTTCGGAGCAAAAAATGATCGTTAAATCTTGGAAGTTCACAGGCTTCAAATCAACATTCCCAGATTGGGTTGCAGAAAATACATCCAAACGTGCAGGTTCTTCCCACCTCTGGGTTCACACACAATATGGTGAAGCGCCAGCAAGAGAAGGCGAATGGATCTCAATTAATCTGCGAGGCCACGTAGATATTCACAGTAAAAAACCAGAAGGATGGGCAAAAGAAATGATGGCAGGCGCAGCATTCGTAGTTCTGATGGCAGCATTGTTTGTAATATTCCTTGCAATGTGATAGCAAAAATGTACTGCTCGATTTGGCCCATGCCTGTGGCCTCATCCCAAACTGACCCCACCCGGCTAGGGTTCGCACTGCAACGGTGGGGTTTCTTTTTTAAATGATCTATCTTACATTGCAGTAAAACTGGGAAGATCACCACATGGCAAAGAAAAAATCAAAGAACCCTGTCGGAAGACCCAAGTTCGAGGTCACTGATGAAGTTTTAAAAGAAGTAGAAGAGATGGCAGGGCAAGGTTTAACTGTCAAACAAATTGCTTCTTGCTTGGGTATTTCACCATCAACTTTTTATCTTCATCAAACAGAAAATTCAGAGTTTTCGGAGACTATAAAAAAAGGACAGGCAGTTGGAATCCAAAAAGTGACCAATGCCTTGTTCCAAAATGCCACTGTCGAAAAAGATAATGTAGCCATAATTTATTATCTAAATAACAGAGACAGAGAGAACTGGTCCAACAAACATGAAGTCGCAACAACCGTAGAACAAAAGCACGTCATAGATATTACGAGGATTAGCGATGAACAACTCAGCGCACTTGCAACAATTTTTGAACAGTCTAACACTGGAGCAAGTGCAGGCGGAGCGTTACCGCAGATCATTGAGGGAGTTTACGAAAGCAGCTTGGCCGACGATTGAACCGGGCGTTGAGTTTCAAAACAACTGGCACGTCGATGCAATCAGCGATCACCTCCAAGCCGTTGTCGAAGGCGACATCAAACGTCTGATCATAAACGTGCCGCCACGCCACATGAAATCCATCAGCGTGGCCGTTGCGCTGCCAGCTTGGACTTGGACCCATCAGCCAGAAAAGAAGTTCCTGTACGCTTCTTATGCCTCCTCCCTGTCCATCAGAGACAGCACAAAGTGTCGCCGCCTGATCGACAGCCCGTGGTACAAGCGCCACTTCGGTGAAAAGTTTCAGCTCACTGGTGACCAAAACCAGAAGCAAAGGTTCGAGAACGACAGGACAGGATACCGCATAGCCACGTCTGTAGGCGGCGCTCTGACAGGTGACGGTGGTGACATCATCTGCATCGATGACCCACACAATGTGGTAGACAGCGACAGCTCTAAGGTGCGTGAAGGCGTTCTGGAGTGGTGGGACCAAGCCATGCAGACCCGGCTTAACGATCCCCGCACTGGCGCTTTCGTTATCATCATGCAGCGTGTGCATGAGCAAGACCTGACCGGGCATATCCTGTCCAACCAGCTAGGCGATGAGTGGAACCACCTCTGCCTGCCTGCCAGATACGAAATCGGCCACCCAACGCCAAGCAAGTCATGGCTGGGCTTTTCAGATCCGCGCACAAAAGAGGGTGAGCTGCTCTGGCCTGAACGCATCGATGACAGAACGCTAACAACTCTAGAGCGAAGCCTTGGATCTTATGCAGCCGCTGGCCAGCTACAGCAGCGCCCATCACCCAAAGGTGGCGGAATCCTAAAGGCAAGCTGGTGGGTTCCTTGGGAGAAGGAAGACCTGCCCGACATCGAATACGTTTTGCAATCATACGATACAGCCTTCGAGGCCAAGGAAAGCTCCAGCTTCAGCGCCCGTACAACTTGGGGCGTGTTTAGCCACAAGGGCGCAATGTGCGCTATTGTGCTTGAATGTTGGTACGATAAGGTCAGCTACCCTGACCTTCGCCGCATGGCGCAAGAGGCTTACGATGAATGGGAGCCAGATGCAGTGCTGATCGAGAAGAAGGCGTCAGGACAATCTTTGCTGCAAGACTTACGCATGGCAGGCGTACCAGTTTTGGCCTACAGTCCAGATCGTGACAAGGAGGCTCGCGCCCATGCCAGCTCCGCACTTTTGGAGGATGGAAGGATTTTCTTCCCTTCCAGCCGAAAATGGGCTAAAGATTTAATTGATATATGTGCTGCATTCCCAGCTCACCCAAATGATGACGTAGTGGACACATGCACCCAAGCGTGGTTAAGATTACGAAAAGGGTGGTTTGTTGGGCATAGCGAAGACCCAGAAGATGACGAACCTGTACAAAAACAAAGGATGACGCTCTATGGCTGACCCAAACATTATCCCGTTTGCCGAAGGCGCTCCAGCCGACGAACTCATGATCGAAGAGCTTGCCGATGGCGATGTGCTAATTGGAGATCCAGAGCTTGACATGATGGACGAAGTCGATGACGCACAATTCGACATCAACTTAGCCGAAGTAATCGACGAAAAAGAATTAGCCCGAAAAGCTCAAGAGCTGGTCAGCTACTACGAGAATGACCGCGCAGCCCGTGCCGAATGGGAAGAACGCTATAAGGATGGCCTGAAGACGCTAGATCCAGATGGCGGTCTGCCAGAAGGCGAAGACGCACGCGCAGCCCGTGGGCTGTCAGTCGTGGTGCATCCGCTAATCGCTGAAGCCGCCACACAGTTCAATGCCAAGGCAATTGCAGAGCTGTACCCGTCAGGTGGCCCGATTAAAACAATCATCATTGGTACGCCAGACGAAAAGCTAGAAGAGCAAGCTCGACGTACTAGAGAATACATGAACTACCAGATCACGCAGGAAATGCCTGAATACTTCCCTGATCTGGATCAGATGCTGTTCCACCTTCCGCTGATCGGCCACACGTTCAAAAAGGTATGGTGGGACGCCAACCTAGATCGCCAGTGCAGCCAGTTCGTTAAGGCTGAAGACTTTGTGGTGGCTCCAGAAAGCAAAGACCTCTACACGTCACCCCGCTACACCCACGTCATCCGTATGCCGAAGAATGACTTCAATCGCTACGTTAAGAACGGATACTACCTGCCGACTAAGTACGGTGGCGGCGATGGCCTAGATCCGTCAGGCGATGTGATCGGTGAGATCGAAGGCGTTGACCAGTCCGATGATAGCCAAGACAATGTGATGACACTGCTTGAGATGCACGTCTATGACCTGTTCGACGGCATTGATGGCGAGGAAATGGATGACGGTGATGTCGATGACAACGCAGTCGCCATCCCGTATGTGATCACCATCGACTATGAAAACCAGAACGTGGTGAGTATTCGCCGCAACTGGCAAGAAGACGACGAAATGAAAAAGCGCCGTGACTGGTTTGTGAGCTACAAGTTCCTGCCCGGTCTGGGTTTCTATGGCTTTGGACTTTACCACATGATCGGTGGCTTGGGTAAAGCGGCGACAGGATCGCTTCGCGCCCTTCTCGACAGTGCCGCATTCTCCAACATGCAGGGTGGATTTAAGCTGCGTGGCCGTGTCCAAGGCGGCGACATGCAGATCAGCCCCGGTGAATTTGTGGATCTCGACAGCACAGTCGATGACGTAAACAAGGCCATCATGCCTTTGCCGTTCAAAGAGCCGTCAGGATCGCTCTTTAATCTGCTTGGATTTATGGTGGATGCAGGTCAGCGTTTCGCCAGCACGGCAGATCTTAACATTGGTGACGCGAATCCAAACGCCCCAGTCGGCACGACTGTCGCCCTGATTGAACAGGGATCAAAAGCGTTTAGTGCAATCCACAAACGACTTCACTACGCGCAGGGCCAAGAGTTTAAACTCCTTGCGGGGCTGAACGCTGAAAACCTCCCTGATGAGTTCAGCTTTTCGCAGGCTGGAGCTGCGGAGATTATCTATCGCACCGACTTTGATGATCGGATTGACATTGTTCCAGTGTCTGATCCTAACATCTTCTCGACAGCCCAGCGCATCGCGCAGGCACAAGCTGTCTTGGAAATGGCGCGATCAGCTCCGCAGCTTCACGACCTATACCAAGCATACAAGCGGATGTATGAGGCGATCCGCATTCCAAATATCGATGAGATCCTGAAGAAGCCTGAAGAGGCGGTGCAGATGGACCCGATTGATGAGAACATGAGCGTTCTTTATGGCAAGCCAATACGCGCCTTTCCAGAGCAAGATCACGATGCTCACATCGCAGTTCACATGCAGTTCATGCAAGATCCATCGCTGGCTGGTAACCCCAGCGCAAAGCAAATGCAGCCCGTGTTGATTGCTCACATAGCAGAGCATATTGCGCTTCTGTACCGTCAGCGCATGGAGGCAAGCATCCAGATGGAAATGCCGCCAATGCCAAACTTCAGAGATCCAGACTTCAAGTTTGGTGAAGTAGATCCTCAGATGGATCTTTTGATCAGCCAGCGCGCGGCGCAAGTTGTTGCGGCAGCTCCTCAGATGAAGCAAATCGAGGCACTATCTGGTATGGCTGGCGGTCAGGGACAGCAGGGTAATCCACTGCAATATGCACAGGAACTGGCTAAACTGGAGACTGATGCGCTCAAGGCGCGTACACAGGCGCAGATACAAGCTGATCAGGCCAAGGCTAAATCCAACATTGAGATCAAGAAGGCTGAAGCCCGTCAGGACATGGAGATCGAAATGGCCAAGGCGCAAGCTGACATGCAGGCCAAGATTACTAAGCTGGAGGCAGATTTGCAGCTAGAACGTGAAAAGAACGCGGCGAAGATTCAGATGGAGATGATGAAAAATGTACCCCCCACAATATAATCTACCTCCACTGCGTCCTGATTTATTTGGGGCATTGCCCTCTGCGGCACAGGCTGGAGGTCCACCACCACCCCCACAGGCAGGCGGTCCACAGGGTGGGCCACAGGGCGGTCAGCCAATGGATATGAATAAGTACCTGATTGACAAGGTGATGGAGATCAAGCGGCGCATGGGTGGGGGTGAATCCGGCGCGCTGGGCGCGATCACAGAGGCGATGATGCCACAACAGCCACAGCCGCAGCCACCAGTGCAACAACCACCAATGAGGGCGTGATGAATACTTTTATGGACCGCGTAAACGCGATTGTGCAGCAAAACCAAATGCCTCAGAATATGATGGCTGCACCTCAACCAGAGCCATTCTACCCAGATGCAGGTATGGGCGCATTGAGTAATATTGCTAACGGCGCGCCACGTCAAACTGAGATTATGGGCCAACCGCATATGCTGGCGTACATCAACCCACAGGAAGAGGCTTTAATACAGAGCCAACGCGGTGGAATGCCTGCGTTTGAGGGACCGGGCGGTGTGCCTGCGTATTATAGCTGGGATGATTTTAAAAGTGACATTGGTATAGGTAGCTCTACTCCTAGCGCGACAACTACCCCTAGTAACGATGATAAGCCGGGGTTCTTTGATACTATTTCAACTGGCTTGAGCAATATTGGAAATACAATAAGCACTGGCTTTAGTAATACGTTTGGAGATCAGGGTTACGTTGAGAAATTTGTTGATGAAAATATTTATGATTTTGATCAAGATAGCAACGGCACTCCAGTGACAATCACAAACAACAATAATGATACTACCCCCGCTGTTGATACTACCACTGCTGTTGCAGATCCCACACAAACTGAAGATTTTAGTGTATTGGATAAACTAATTCCAGACACTGGTGAAAATACTTTGGGGCAAAATATTATGAACCTCGCGAGTTTTCTTGGCGACAAAACTTATGTAGATGGCGTCGAGGTAGAAGACGAAAGAAGTTTATCAGAAAAACTTGCAAACCCTTTAACATTTTTTGATGGGGCATGGTATGACTCAACTGGTAAGTTGGTTGAGGTAGCGACTGGAGACGATTTAACTGGGGGCGGCACGGCTGAAGGTGTGTTTGGACCCGATTACGTCTACGGCGTGTCTGATGACTTTAGCAACAATGTTGCAGACACTACTGGCATGACAGATGACGAAATATTGGTAGAAGACGCAAGGATGCAAATGCTTGAGGATATTCCGCCTAGTATGACTTCATATTTTGCCTCGTTCTTGCCGGGTATGGTGATTCCTTATTTTGGCGGTATGCTTGGCGAAGAAATGTTGATGTCTGGGATTGACGACCGTAGAGCGATTTTTGATCAACAGATAGCTGCATTAGAAGGTGGGGCCACGCCAATATTTAATGAAGCTGGTGAGTATACTGGCTATGAGGGTGAGGCTGGTACGATTGATTACACGATGGATGCTGCTGATACCACTGCCACTGATACTGATACTGGCGCAGAAACAGTCATCAACACCAGCACTGACGCAGAAACAGTCACTAACGATCCAGTTGTTAACAGAATATACAATCGGTTCTTCATAAGCGGAAGTGCTGCTGGCTTGCCAGCCTATATGGCGAGATGGGTTAACGGAATAGATTTCAATGAGACGTTGGAAAAAGTTATAATAGACGGTAAGGTAATGTATAGAAATGCTGAAGGTGCGCTTCTGTCTGAAGAAGATCTTAGCAATGCACTGAAGTATGATGCTACAGAAGAAGATATAACATAGGAGGCTATAATGGCTGATATAACACAAAACCCAGACTACCAATTGGTCATGAAGTTCCTGCAAAACATTCGCCCCGGCGATATGGATCAAGAATCATCAGATCAATTGATGATGATTGGCCAACGTATTCAAGCTGGTGGCGCACTTACTGACCGTGAACGCGAGATGTTCGAGGCGGTTGTTGGCGCTACGGACAGGTTCCCAGTTGAGCAAATGGATTCTTTCCCGCAGGGTACAAATCCAGATATTATGAAAGATCCTAGTATGGGCGCAGTGTCTGAAGGCGAGATGAGATTGGCAATGGACACAGCAATGCCAACAAATCTTACTCCAGAACAAATGGATCAGTTTATGGCGGCAAAGAATGCGGCTCAAGAAGCAGAGCGACGTGGAATTGATATGCAAGGTGAAAGAGCTGGGGCAAGAATGATGCCTGACACTCCAAGACCTCAAATGGCTCCAGACGCTGGAAGGGTAATGAGCGTGGATGATGCAATCGCCGCAGGTTTTGTTACCCCAACGCGGCCACAGGCACGTCCAACCGCACCAATGCGCCCACAAATGCGTCCAACCCGATAGGAGGCCGATATGGCTGAAGTTAATGTAGAAAACATGGAAGACAACGCTACTTTGTTTATGAGCAAAATGGGGTTTTCTCACACTGAAGCTGGACTTGATATGACCGACGATCAGTTGGTCAACTTCCTGCTTTTATGCCACCAGACAATGATGGGCATTGATGACGAAGAAATGTATGAAGATGAAGAAGAGATGTATGACGATGAAGAAATGATGGATATGCCACACGGCAAGGATGTCAAAGTCAAAGTCATGAAGCTCGACGGCAGCAATGTTCAAGAAATGATGAACAAACTTCTGGGAGGCTGATATGCCTGTTCGCAAAGTCAAGGGCGGCTATCGTTGGGGCAGCAAAGGCAAGGTCTACAAGACCAAAGCTGAAGCTGAAAAGCAGGGTCGTGCGATCAGGGCTGCTGGGTATAAGGGCAAGAAGTAATGGCTGGAATTTTACAATCATTAACCGCTGGAGCGAAAGCAGGTAAAAAGTTAAAATCTGTTGTTGATGATATTGAGGTGGATGCTCTTGGCAATCCAATTGGGAGCTTGGCAACTATTGGCGATAACCTTCCTCCTCCAAGCATGAGAATAGATCCACTTGAAAGCGTAGATTATCCCGCTGGGTACTTTCCTGAATACCGTGGCGCAGCTCCAAATCGCACTGAGCCATATCCGCGTTATGAGCCAAAGAAAACAACTGATCGGATGCAGCGCCTAGATTTAGCAATTGCTGATGAAGATAACCCGATAAACGATATTTTTGATAAATATATAGAAAAAGGCAAAGCCTTGGCTGGCCCTGATTGGTACAACACTGAAGAGCTGCGCGACTGGATGGTTGGAGTCTTGGGTGAGGTTGAAGGCGACAATCAATGGCGTGAGTATATGGAGCTGATCGGCACGACATCTACTGGATCTAAAGTTCCTCAGAACATTCGTTTTGCTAGTTTGTATCGTGCTATTGCTCCAGAAGATCGCATAAGAGTGGCCCAGATGGTTAAGGATGAAGGCGTCACACCACTTGCTGCCGCAAAAAAACTGGGCGTTGAGCCAGCGAATATCCCAGACGATTTTAATTATGGACACGTCAAGCAGCGCAACCAAGCTGGCAATGTTGTAAACCGTGAAATGGGACGATGGGAGCGTGAGGTTCCTGAAGGTTTGACTGGGGCAGAACTTACCAAGTGGCTACAAGCAAACCCAAAAGTTAAAGGATTTGGTAACGATCTTTTAGGCGATGACACAAACATTGCGGCTGATATGCACTTCATGCGGATGTTGGCTATGGCTGACGGCGGTGGTGACTTCTTGAGCGCCCAAGCCAAGCTCAGTGGGGACAACGCAAAGATTGCTTCCGAAGTCATTGGCCCCAGAAAAATTAAAAAATACACCTCCACGCGCATGGTTAATGGCAAGGAAGTCTCAGAAATCAATCTTTTCAAGGCGTGGAAGGACGGCCACATCAAGGATACCTCTCCATTCCAAGAGATGCCAACTGCTTGGTCGGACACACCAAAGCCAAACGAATATGCGGCTTATGAAAACATGGCTAACCGTGTGTCCTCTAAATACGACATGACCCCCGCACAGTTTCAAGCGAGCCTGTGGATGGGCGCTGGAGATATTACTGGTCTGGCTGACGAAAGCCAAGGTACGTTCATGCAGCTATTCAGACGCAGTTTGGATAAGCGAGCTGGCGAGCGTAGTTTATCTCGCAGACAAATGTTAAATGATTTCATTAAAAACAAAGCTGTGCTTTCTGTTCCTTTTGGCGGTGTAGGTTATGGCGCACTAAATACAATCCCCGAAGAGGATGGAACATAATGCCAGCAAAAAAGCCCAAACGTGACGCATGTTATAAAAAAGTGAAGGCGCGCTACACACGCAATGGTGGAACGTGGCCGTCAGCTTATGGGTCTGGGGCTTTGGTAAAGTGCCGAAAAGTAGGCGCAAAGAACTGGGGTAAGAAAAGTGCCAAAAAAAAGTAGCAGCGGCAACAGCCTGAAAGATTGGTTTGGTCAGAACAAAGGCAAGGGCTGGGTTGACTGCAAGACAGGCAAGCCTTGTGGCCGTAAATCTAGAACTGCTAAAAGTAAGAGAGGTTATCCTGCGTGTCGGCCAACTATGGCACAATGTAAAAGCAAAGCGGCCAAGTCTGCGGCCAAGAGCAAGACATCAGCCAAGCGCGTAAACTGGAAAAAACCAAAGAAAAGGAAAGCATAATGGCTAAAGGCGTTAAGCATTACTTCAAGAACGGCAAAGAGCATAAGGGCGCTACCCACAAGGACGCCAAGGGCAAGGTCATGTCTGGGGCAAAGCACACTGCTTCCAGCAAGTTTCTTGTCCACATGAAAGATCTTTCGGATACTGCAAAAAAAGTAGCTAGGAAATCGGCATGACAAAACTAAGCCCAGCACAAAAGAAAATTGCCTCTAAAGCAAAGCCCAAGGACAAGATTACTGGCGCTGACTTTAAAAAGATGAAGAAAAAGAAGAAAAAGTAATGGCTGAACTGTATGACCCAAGATACGGCGCACTGGCTGAAATACAAGGCAAGTACCCAATGTTCAGTGACATCGTAGTCGCTGACAAGCGCGACATGGGCATACAGAATGGCCGCAAGTTAGAATTTACTGAAGCCTACGACGATAGAGTTGACAGCCCATTAATTGAAATCTTTGATCCCAACCTGCAAGGCGATGAGCTAGAGCAAGCAATCATTGGCGAATATCTGCACGAAGCGCCTCGACGCAGCCCAGAATATGCCAGCATGAGATCTAGGCTTAATGACATCAAGACGCCAGAGCAATTGCAGGACGATGTTGCGCGCTACAATTATGCCGTTGAGAATTATGGCGAGAGACGCCCCTATGATAAGTGGATGGAAGTGTCGGGACTCGATGCGTTTATTCGTGGATACGCTGTAGGTCAGTGGCCTGAAAACTACTATACTGATCTGCAAAAACAAGTTATTGATTCTATGATGCAGCAAATCAAGGGCATAGAATAATGGCAGGTTTTGGCG